GAAAATCAGTTTCTTGCCGAACCTCTGTTCGACCTCGGCGGGCGACATCCGCGCTTTCGCTCCGCGGCCAACACGGCGCGGCACATGGTCGGTCGGTATCCAGAGAAACCGCTGACCACCAATCGGCACGATGGTCGCGCCCTCGATATGCCCGCGCACGATTGCCGGGGCCTTGGAATAGAGGAAGGCGGCGGGGCTACCCCCGGTCATCCCGTAGAAATTCAGTTGCCAGGTCTTCGATACCCGGGAGCCAAGCGCGGCTTGCGTCAGTGCGCGCAGTTCGCGCTTCAGGCCTTCGCCGGAGACTTCCACGCCGGTCTTGGCGCGGCGCTCGACCTCGGCTGTGGCTTCGGCGGTGATGGCATCGAAGCCATCGACCTCGATCGTAGGCCGCATGTCAGGCCGGTTTTGCCTCGCACACCCATTCGCGCCTGCGGTTCAGCAGAGGCGTGCCGATCACGGTGTAATCGCGTCCGTCGGTCAGATTGACCTCATTCCCGGAAACTGGTTCGGCGACTTCGCTTTCGCGCACCCTGATGATCACGTTATCGGTCACCACCTCGCCGAATGATGCATCGCCATCCCGCAGGATCACACGCACTGTTTCGGCGCTGCCCTGCCATGTCGCATCGCGGCCGAGCCGGGCGAACACGCCTTGCGACATACGCGCCTGTTGCTCGGCCCACGACATTGCTCAGCCCGGCTGCCCGGTGAGGTACAGGCCCTTGCCATCGGCGGCGACGAACCCGATCGGAAGGTGATCGCCCGCGGGGATGAAGGTTTCCCCGTCGAAGGTGACAGGCTCGCCTTGCTTGAAGCCGCCCGAGGCGATGCCGGGAGCATCGTTAAACAGGCCCGCGATGACTGCCTGAAAGGGCTGCTTCGCAGGAGCGGAAACCGCAGCATAGGCGACCATTGCACCGATCCGGTAGAAGCGTCCCTCCGCGGCCCCGTCAGCCGGCGCGGTGAAATCCATCACGCGGGTCTTTTCCTGGCAGAAGGCGCGCGGAGGTTCGCTCGGCTTGGCTGCGGCCTGCTTCGAAGCGTCCTGCTTCGGTTCGGCCTTGGCGTTGCTCTCGGCCATGGTTAGCGAACCACGCCGGTCAGGAACACGGTCCCGGTGGTGTCACCGGACGCGGCAGCAGCCAGCGCACAGGCGCACAGCGTGTTGCTGGTGGCGGTCGTGGTGAACTTCTTGGCGCTGTTGTCCCAGTAGAGCTTGGCACCTTCGGCCCAGGTCTGGCCGGTCGCCTTGGGCGCGTCTTCGTACACGCCGTTGGTCGAGCCTTCGAAGCTCTCGCCCTCGGCGGCGCTGATGGCCGCGACGACGAGCAGGTTAGTGATCAGGTAGGCAGTGCCTGCGATAACGCCGCCACTCGGGGCGGTCAGCGTCACGTTGTTGCCCGGGTTGGTGAAGTGCATGTCGATTTCCTTTCATCGGAACGATAAGCTGGGTGGATAGCCGAGGCGGCGAACCGCCCCGGCCAGATTGTCGGGATCAGGCGCCCGCGTTGGTAACCGCGCCGACGTAGTCGACCGCGCCGACGCCGTAGTCGTGGCGGACCTTCCACTCGATACCATCGACCCGGAATCCTTCCTGCTGGTCGATGAACGGCTCCTGCTCGCCGTTGAGGAACGCAACCTCAAGCGCAGGGGCGATGGTCGGATCGGCGAAGATGTAGCGCCGCTTGCCCGACAGGCGCGGGCTGGCCACGATGTCGTCGAACAGGCCGCGCACCACGTTGGGAACGCCGCTGCGACCGCTGGTGTTCGGGTCGTATTCCGCCCCGTTCAGCTTGATCGCTTCGCTGCGCAGGCCACGCGGCACCAGCAGGACGGACGGCGACAGGTCGAGATATTCCTTCCCGCCGCGATCCTTCTGCGCCGCCATCAGCTGATCGTCGGCATCGAGCGCAGCAACGCTGATGGCCGCGCCGGTGCTGATGTTGCCGTGGTCGGCATGGAACAGCGTGCTGCCGTCGGCCATCACCGGCCCGAGGCCGCTGTTGAGCGCGAGGGTGGCGTACACGTCTTCCTCGATCGTGCGCGCCGCGATCCGGCCAAGCTGGACCGCCAGCGTGCTGAACGCGGAGAGATCATCATTGATGATCGCCTGACGGGTCAGCGCGATGATCAGGCCCTTCGTCTGTGCCGTGATCGCCTCGCGCGAACCGTCGGGGATTTCCTGGTTCTTGTACTCGCCCTTCTCGTTCACGGTCTGGAGCGAGCCAAAGGTCGACAGGCGCACGCGATAGTGCGGCCGGAAATCCTGCACCGATCCGACGGCGCAGAACCGGCGCCAGGTGTCGGGCACCGTGGCATAGGCAGCCTGCAGCGTCTGGCGGATGACATTGCCCAGGATGACCGGGAAGTCGTCGATGCCCTGGAGGCCCTGCGGGCTGATGCCGCGCTGGCCGTGACCTTCGAGGGCCGCACGAACGATGTCTTCCGGCGAACGCGAGGCGGGCCGGATCCCGTTGCGCTCATTGGTCATCGCCGCGATGTCGACCAGCCGCATGCCGCGGAACTCGCCGGGATTGAGGTCGACCGTCTCGCCGCGCTTCTTGGCAGCCTGCTCGACCATCTCAGTCATGCCGGCACGGCGCAGGATCGCGTTCGCGGCACCGCGAGCGAACTTCTCGGTCTCATCGTCGGTGATGGTAACCGAGGAACCGGCGCGAACACCGCTGGTACGGTTGCCCTGCGCTTCGCCAGCCGCGGCGAGGATGGCCGACCGCACGCCGTCGGGCGAACGCTTGTCTTCCTCGTTTTCGGTGATCAGTTCGCGGGCGCGGGTCTCGACATCGCTGCCGAAGCTGCGCGCCGTTTCGACCAGGCCAAGCGCTTCGCTTGCCGTGAGGCGGGCGTGGGTGCGCTGTTCGCCAGCGGGCTGCTGGGTCTGCGCGGGCGGCGTGGCAGGTTCGCTGCGCTGCGCCGGGGCGGACGCGGGCGCGCTCTGCGCCGGGGTGCTTTCCGGTGCGGCCGGAGCCGCGCCGCTGTTCTCGCTGCGGATCATTTCGTCTTCCTCTTGGGTTGCGGCGTGGCCGTCTTCGTGGGGGGTGGACTTGCCAGCGGAACGGACCCCCGCCCCGGCATCCGCTGGAACCGGCACAAGGCTGACTTCGAGCAATTCCCAGCCCGTTGCCCTCCATGTGTCGTATTTGCTGTTCTCGTCGGCTTCCTTGGTGATCTCCCAGCGGGTCACCTTGTAGCCGACCGAGATTCCCTTGACCTCGCCGCGGGCGACCATGCCCTCGGCCTTCCGGCCAGCCTCGGTCTCTGCGAAGGTCAGCTTGCCGACCAGTTCGCCGTTCTCGATCCGAACTTCGCTCACACTGCCGAGAACAGCGTCCAGCTCGTAAGCATTATGGGTATCGAGCAGGCGGCACAGGCCTTTCTCAACTCGGCCAAGATCGATCGCCTCGGTGCTGACCTCGAGTTCTTCGATGAAACCCCAGCGTTTCACCGCCGCGCCGGTCGAAAAGACCGCTTCCACACTGCGTGTGGCAGCATCGTAGGTCAGGGACTCTTCGCCTGCCATGCGCGATCCGCGCATCTCATTGGGGGGCGCAAGGCGTTCTTCGCGCTCCGCATCATCGCGGGCGCGTTGCGATCGGATCATCATCCGTCTGGTCCTTTCGTCAGTTGTCGCCCTGGGGGCGTAGGTATCCGGCGGCAGCCTGCAGCACGCCGCTGTCGGTGACCCGCCGCGGGTCGCTGTCGAGCGCGAGGCCGAGGGTATCGATCATGTCGTTCATCTGCTTGATGCGCTGCAGGTGTTCTTCGGCATTCTGGCCGCGCTCGCCCAAACCCTGCTCCAGCGTCTTGAGACCGGCGCGGATTTCCATGACCTCGCCCGCCAGATCCTTGATCGGATCGACCAGCCGGCGAATCGGGCGGGCATAGTCCAGCTTCACATCAAGGAAGCGACGGTCGCCGGTTTCCAGATAGAGCCGCTGCATCCGGCGGCGCACAGCGGGCATGACCAGCATGGGGATGATCTCGTTCTGCTGCCAGTCGTCGATCATGGCATAACTGCCGTTCATCGCCGCGCGCAGGCCCGAATAGTTGGCCTGGCTCACATCGCCAGTCATCAGGTGGTACGGGATCATGTTGGCGCTGACCGCCGCCAGCTGCTGCCGGATGAAATCGACCGTCACCGCCGAAGGCTGCG